AAGACATTTGGCTCTGCAAATATCCCAGAAGATGGTGGCCGTTTCTTGGCTATGCATCCAAAAGGATATGCTGATCTGTTCTTGATTACTGAATTTGCTTCAAGCGATTTTGTTGGTGAACAGAACCTGCCATACGCAGGTGGCATGACCATGAAAGAATTTCTTGGCTTCAAGATTTTTTCTACATCAGCAATTACTGCTGGTAAGAACATGGCTTACCACACATCTGCTGTCGGCTTGGGCATCAACTCAGATGTTCAAACTGAAATTAATTATGTGCCGCAAAAAGCTGCACACCTTGCAACTTCAATGATGTCAATGGGTGCTACTGTTATTGATGACAATGGTATCTATGAAGTCCTTGATAACAACACATAGGGAGTAGAGCATGGCTTATTCAGCTTCTGGCCTAACTAATATGGCTACTGGTGGCGGTCACAATCTGTGGTTCTACACCTCAACAGATGCACTGACAGCAGTCCGTGTATCTGGCTACTTTAATGACGCTGCTGACATGATGAATGTTGGTGATGTTATTTTTGTCTATGACTCTGATGCTCCTACTATGGGCATTTCTGTTGTTCTGTCCAATACTGGCACTGTTGTCGATATTGCAGACGGAACTGCTCTGACAGTCTCAGACTCTGACTAAGGAAGTGGGGGGCTTTGGCCCCCCATAACCAAATGAGTAGTGTAGCTAATTCAGATATTGATATTGCGTCTCGTGCCCTGATACTTATTGGCGCGAATCCTATTACTTCGTTTTCTGCAGACAGTACAGAAGCATTGGTTGCAGATAATATTTATGAAGATACTGTACGTACAGCATTGTGTACAACACGATGGCGTTTTGCCACAAATCAGGCACAGTTAAATAGATTGACAAATGAGCCAACTGGTCGTTTTGATGCTGCTTATCAAATACCATCAGATAATTTAATGGTTCATGCTGTCACTATTGATGATCAACTTATTGCGTACACAATATATGGCGATAAGATATTTTGTGATGAGTCTAGTACATCAACTTTAATTATTGATTATACTTTTCGTGCAAGAGAAACAGATTTCCCAAGTTACTTTACATTAGCTGTTCAATATTCTTTGGCTGCAAGTTTTGCGTTAGCTATTGCCAGAGATGAACAAATGGCTCAAATGATGGAACGTAAAGCTCAGTTGTTAATGCAACAAGCCAAAACACTTGATGCACAACAACAAACAACACGCAAGCTGACAACATCGAGGTTCATTACTGAAAGGAGAAGTTAATGGCACGCGTCCGTGTACCTTTAAACAACTTTTCTTTTGGTGAAATCAGCCCTTCTTTAACATCAAGGACTGACTCTCAGGTTTATCAAAATGCTGCCGAAAAAGTTACTAACTTTTTTATACGTGCTGAAGGCGGTGTCATAAAAAGGCCCGGCTCGAAGTTTATTCATAAGTTTTCAGATACTTACGATAGTACCTTAACGCAACAGATAAGGATTGAGCCGTTTGTTTTTTCAGACGATGAGAAATATATTATTGCCCTTCGTAATGGAAATGTTGATGCATTTTTTATTAATCCTACTACTGGTGCGGTGTCATTAAGTGCAACTGTTGCCTTTTCTGAATTTACAAGCGCACGCATACCACAGATTACATTTGCTCAATCTGGTGACTTTATGTTCTTTTGTCATTCAGATTTTTTCCCTGTTATATTAAAACGTACAGCATTGGATACATTTGTGCGTGAACAGTACGCTTTTGAAACATCATTAGATGGCAACAAAACCTTTCAGCCATATTATAATTTTCAAAGTGCTGGTGTAACTATAACTCCATCTCATACATCTGGAACAGGCAGAACCTTTACAACAAGTGCTGATTATTTTAATAGCGCACAAGTTGGCACAAGATTGCTTATTGGTGAGACTGAAGTTGTTATAACTGGTTTTACAGATGCACAAAATGTTACTGGTAATATTAAAGGCACAATACAAAAACAATTAGATATTGATGCCATCAAAACAAAAAAAGATGTTTCTGCAATAGAGATTGCACATGTAAATCATGGTCTTGCGTCTGGTGCTTCTGTTACTATTGCAAATGCTGGTGGTGTAGGTGGTATATCAGCATCGAATATAAATGGTACAAGAACAATATCTCGTATTATTGATGAAAATAAATATGAGGTGACTGCTGGTGCTAGTGCTTCATTAGAGGATATTGGTGGCGGTTCTGTTACAATAGAATCAACAGCAGCTACTACAGAATGGTTTGAACAATCATACTCTACATTTCGTGGCTTTCCATCCGCTATAACATTTCATGAAAATCGTCTTTGGTTTGGCGGTACTGATAGTCAACCTGATGGTATATGGAGTTCTAAAACAGCAGAGTATTTTAACTTTGATGTTGGCAAGGGCGAAGATACAGATGCTATAGATTTAGATGTTGCTGCTGGTGTAACAAATCGTATTCGTCATTTGGTATCAAACAGAGACTTGCAAGTGTTTGCATCGCAAGGTGAGTTTTTTCTGCCTAGTTCTACAACGCAGCCATTAACACCAGCTAATGCAAAAATATCTGCGCAGACTCCATTCGGTACTGGCTTTGTTAGACCGCAATCTATTGATGGTGCAACATTGTTTGTGCAGTCAACTGGTACTGCTGTTAGAGAGTTTGTGTTTACGGATTCTGAAGGGGCTTACGTTGGCGCACAGGTGTCTTTGCTATCTTCCCACCTTATAAACAATCCAAAGCAACTAGCGGTCGTTAAAGGCTCTTTAAATAGGTCTGGGGCTTATGGCTTCTTTTTGAATGGTGATGGTAACATATCTGTATTCTACCACATTCGTAACGAAAAGAAGTTAGGTTGGATGAACTGGACAACAAACGGTAACTACGTTTCTGTTGGGTCTACAGATAATAACTTGTTTGCTGTTGTGTCGCGTGACCAAGGTGATGGCACAACAAAGCTATATCTTGAACAGTTTGATACTGACTTTCAGCTTGATTGCAGTAAAGATTATACAGGAACTGCTGGTGTCTTTAATGTATCTTCTGTGTTTGCTAATGGTGCATCTGTTGATGTTGTTGAAGGTACAGAATACTTAGGCTCATTTACTGTTGCTAGTAGCAATGCAGATGTGTCTGCTGTTGATGCAACGTCTACGTCTGCTGAGATTGGTTACAAGTTTACACCAGAATTAAAGACACTGCCTATTGATGCTGCTGTACAAGGTGGGCCTTTGACTGCAAGGCCACGTAGACTTTCGTTAGTTGATCTTGACCTTAACGACACGCTATCTGTTTCTGTTAATGGAACCGATATGATTATTCGTAACGTAAACTTTGATCCTTCACAACCTCGTGTTAAACAAACAGGTAAAGAGGAATTTAGGCCGTTGGGTTTTAGTAAAGACCCACGGGTAACTATATCACAGTCAGCACCGTTAGATTTGCAAATCAACGGTATGGTTATTGAGGTGGCATTTTAATGTTGGATATTGCATTAATAGGTGCAGGTTTTCTGCTTACTCAACAAGGAATACAAGATGAAAAAGCTGCTCTTGTAGGTGCAGCTAATTCTCGTGAACGCCAAAATTATGAAGAAATGAAACGCTCACAACTTGGTGCGTTACAAGATCACAATGCTAGGGTATCTGCATTTAATGAATACGAACAATCAGTAATTCTTACAACAGCAAGACAAGATCGTTCTATAAAAGCTATAAGAAAAAGCGCGGAAGATAAAGCAAGAATGGGTATGGACGCTTCTAGAATTAGGTCGCTTGGTCAACAGGCGAGATTTGCTATGGCAGCAGACCAAGCACGTATGGATAGAGATGCAGCAAGACGCTCTGCCAGAAATAAAACAATGCAAAACTTTCTTAATGCTGGCACAAAAATGTATCAGATTACACCAACAGGGACTATTGATTGATGGCTATTAAAAAGTTCCAAGTGCAAACACCTCTTGTATCGCCCATTGGTATTGTGCAACCAAGTATGGCTGGTGCAAGAGCGGCGCAATCTTTACAGCAAACTGGATACAGTCTTGCGGAACAAGGATATAAACTTGCTGTGGCTGAACAACAAGAGGTTGGTCGTGAGTATGCAGTACAGTTACAAACACGTAATGAAGATGGCATTGTTGAATACAAACCTATTCCAGATGCAATGTCTCCTGTTGCGAAACGTACTGCAAAAAGCCTTGTAGATTCTAAATATCAAACAGCAATTAAACTTGATTTGTTGAGCAAAGCAAAGCAAGCAAGAGTACGTGATGATGGTAGCCCTGCTACAGCAGATCAATTTGATGTTGATATGGACGGTTGGGTTAAGAAAACAACTGAGCTAAATCCAAGATATAAAGCATATATAGAAGAAATATCTGCTCCAACTATAGCTGAACACTTAACTGATATTCGTGTCAAAGCATACGATACAGCTATGAAAAAAGATTTTAAAAACAAAGCAGCAGAACTTGATGAAGCTATAGCATATATGTCTGCGCTCGCAGCATCAGATACTGGGTCACAAGAAGTAGTTGTAGGGGGTTCTGAAATAGGAGGCCCTGCAACAACAACAAATCTTGACGTTGTTCGCGAAAGAATTGAAGCAAGCATAAATGAGTTTATTGATTTGCATGGCAATAGACTTGAACTTGGCAAGCAAACAGAACTGCGTAACGCAGTTAAACTTGCATATCATGGTGGCAGAATAAAAAATATTGCCAGTAAAATTGCTGCTGATTATATGATTAGTTTGAATCCATATTCTGACTATAATCAAGAGCAAGACCTTTTGCGTAGTATGTTATCTGTTCTTGAATCACCAGAAACAATGCAAGACTTACCTGCTGATACTAGACAAAAGCTAGAGCAAATAGGATTTACGCAAAGTTTTGCAGCTAACCCTGATATGGCTGCTGTACGAAGTAAATTAAAAACTGAATTGCGTACATACGCAAATGACAGAGAAAAGATATTCAACACTAACAAGACACGTTTCCAAAACGCTGTGTCGCTCAATCACTTCCAAGCAGGTGGTGTTTTGTCTACCGCTCGTTCAGAACAGTTACTACAAGAGCAAGGGATTAAGAGTGGTGCAGATATTGTCAATAGACTTGGCACTGATTTAAACTTTTTTGATAATCAGACGACACTCTTAGAACAACTTGCAATGAGTAATTCGCCTTTGCCAAAGCCGTTGCGTGATATTTTTGAAGATGATGCTTTGTATGATATGGCTATTGCATCAGGTAAAGCAGATCAACTTCTTAGCTTGTATGAAAACATGACATTCCAGAATGGTGTGTTTACATCACGCAGCCTCGATGATCAAACCATTGTAAAGATGGAAGCATTGCGTACCTACTCAGGCTCGTTGCAATCAATGGATTTAAATACATTTGCTGTAAAACGTGCAGAGTTTATGCGCATGTCTTCTAATGAACGTGGCGATGCGGTGAAGCGCATTATGGGTAGTGATACTATGGACACATTTATGAATAAAACAGGAGCGAAGTCAGGAGAAGAGATAGCTTTCTTCCAAGATTTGATTCCTGTTCTGCTTTACACACACGGTTCAGCAAAGACAAAAGATATTTTAAATCAATCAAAGAATAAGATATTTGCTAAGTCAAAACATATCTATTCACCAACTGGTGATGCTGATGCAACATCACGTTATTCGCCAGAAGCTAGATATGGTGCATACTATCCTACCTTTGAATTACATGTTGACGCAGCACTAAATGCTATTGATCCATCACTTACGCTAAAGAGTGGCCGTGTTAAGCTGATTCCAGACCCACGAGGCGGCACACAGATGCCATATTATTATGTCGTTAAGACAGATGGTTCTCCTATTATGCGCAACAACAGACCGCTTGTTGTAGGTGGTATGGCTGTTTCTAGAGCTATGGAGCTTGCTTATCAAAAGTCACAGAATGACCACATTACAGATTTGCGTGCTGCTGCTGACAGGTATCAGCAATCACAGCAAGGTACTGGTGGAGTAACACCGGATGTGATGGTTCCATGATTGAACTTGAACCTACACGCAAAGATTTTCTTATACCTGTGCCAAACGAAATGCGTTATGAGACAACGCCTACTTGGTGGCAGACATTTTCTTCTGGCGTTGCTTACAACAACATGCCTCTTATTGAAACTGTGCAAGAAGAATATCGGTTTGGTGAAAGAGGTTTTGACCCATCTTTTAAGATTGAAGACCATGTGCAAGATAAGTATCTGCCATACTTTGATGACTTAGCAAGAGCAAAAGATTTAGAGCATCTGCGGTTCTTAGAACAAAGAGTGCAAAATGTTTTGGATAGACGTAGTAATCTAGAGCGTGGTGCATTTACTGCTAGTCTTGCTTCTGGTTTTGCTGACCCACTGTTCTTTACCGCTTTTGTTCCTATGCTAAATGTAACTCGTCTTGGTGCAACAGCTTTGTCTGCTGCTGGTAGGTTAGGTACTGCTGGTTTTGCTTATGGTGTTGCGTCAGAAGCAAGGCGTGCGCCATTTGCTGTAGCTGATGAGGAATGGGAAGCAGCGTGGAATATTGCCGCAACAACAGCACTATCAACGGCGTTAGGGCCAGTCATCAAAGGTGCGCCACACATTATGCCATTCTTGCGCTCTACTGTACGCAAGTCAGGACAACATGCAAAAGGTGAAAGACCAGCACAATTTGTTGATTCTGAAACTGGTGAACTCAAAATCAATCCAGAAGATAAATATAATCCAAAGTCAGTCAATCCTTTTGGCTCGCCCATACAACGTCTACTTAACAAGAAATGGTTGGGTGCTGGCATCAAAGAAAAGCTAACTAAACTTGCTTACAACTCTTCTATTGGTTTGCGTGGGCAAGGAACTGAAGGTGGCACACAATCTGTGTATCAACGCTCATTTGTATATACTGGCATTGCTCGTCAGTTAGAAGAGCGTCTTCGTGATTTGCATATACAATCAATAACTAATGGTAGACGCAAGAAAGCAAGACAAGTTTTTGGTGCATACGCAGCAGATTTTAATCCGTTCAATAAAGACTTTGATAATTGGATTGAAGATACAATAACAAAATATATTGACTCTACTGCACCTACACCACGTTTTGGTGCTAATGCTATGGATAATCAACAGAAACAAGCAGCAACTCTTATTAGAGATTTTTATCAAAAATTTGATGCAGATTTTCGTGATGTTGGTTTGCTTATGGATGATGCAAGAATTAATGCAGAGGTTACTAGACTACAAGCAGCTAAAGCTAAAAAGGCTCAACTTGTTGCAGATATTGAAGATAATGTAAAAGCACGCGGTAGTCAGTCTAAAAAACAAGCGAGCAAGTTAGCAACTCTTGGCGATGAAATGGATGACATTGATGTTCGCATTGTCAAATTACAAGATTTGCTTGATAGCCCTACACGCAAAAATTATGTGTTTTCCATTTATTACGACAAGCTAAAATTAAAAGACCCAACAGAGCGTGCTAACTTGCAAAATATTTTTACTAAACATTATATTGCTAAAGGCATGGCCCCAGAACAAGCAGAGGAATCTGCTGCTAATACATTACGTAGAATTATGGAAGAGTCTGCTGATGATTTAGAAGATGCTCGTCCTACTGGTGTCGCTGGCAATTCTAAACATTTACGTAAGCGCAAAACAGATATAGATGAACACATGATCAATGACTTTATGGTCAAGAACATGGATGTTTTTTACACTTATGCAGAACGTGCTGGTCGTAAGATAGAATTTCATCGTGCTTATGAAGGTCGTGATGTAGATGAGGTTCTTAGCGATATAGCAAAAGAAATGCGTCGTAATGGCAATACTGAAGAACAAATAGCTGATGTACGTGCAGCATTTACTGGTGAATACGACAGAGTTATGGGTTCTCTTGTTCGCAATCCTGATAGGTTTGATAATGCATCATCAAAGTTTGCTCAGTTCTGGGCTGGTGTAACATATCTTGGTGAAGCAGGTATTAATGCAATAGCTGACTTAGGTACTATTATATTGTCTCATGGTATGAAAGATGTTTTGCGTGCGTCATGGGCTGCTCTTGACTCAACTACACGAGGGCAAGTGTTTAAAGAAGCAAGAAATGCTGGTGTTGCTTTAGACATGGCTCGCAATGTTGTTATGCGTAAGTTGTTAGGTGACAGTGTAAAACGTGTACAAGCAACGCGCATGGAAAGAACGCAAGAAATTGGCAATCGGTTTTTTTATACAGCCAACTTTCTTGGCCCCATTACAACTGCTCTTAAGGTTTTAGATCAAATACTTGTAAATGATAAATTTATTCGTCTATCTAAGCAACTTGCTGATGGCACAATAGACGCAAGAGATAAAGAATATTTATTTAGATATGGCTTTGATGAAGACCTAGCTAATTATGTTAATGACATGCCAACACAGAACGCTGAAGGTGATGACTTTTTGTTAGCCAATACAGATGCTTGGCCTTCATCTACAGCTAGAGAGCGTGACATGCTACGCCGCTATCAAGCTGCAACAGCAGCACATGCAGACAATGCTGTTGTTATGGGGCAAGCATTTGATAGACCGCTTATTATGGATGGTGTTGCTTATATTAAAGACAATGCATACACGCAAGCCATGCGAAAGAAGTTTCCTAAACTGTACGAGATTGATGAGCGTGCATCATCTGATGGCGTAAAGATGGTTCGCATGGAATCTGGCACAATGTCTTTACCGTTTACATTTATGAATTTTATTTTTGGCGCAAACAATAAAATAATGTCTGCTGTTATAGACCCTGACCGTAGATATAGATTACAGGGTGCAGTTGCTTTGATTGGTCTAAGCTATCTTTCTCTTAATATTAAAGACAAATTTTGGTGGAGAAGAGCAAAAGAAAATTGGGCAGATTCACCAGAAATGATGGCTAGACTCATAGATCACTCTGGGCTTGTTGGTTTTTATGGAGAGCTTGGATATATGGGATTAAGTGTTGCTGCTGGTATATCTGACAATCCAGAAGATTTTGTAATACCGCCAAAGTTTGTGTCTTCTGACCCTGATGAGCGTTTAGCTGATAGCTTGACAGAACCATTTGGCGCACCTGTTGGGCTTGGTTTGGATTATTATAGAATAGCAAATGACTTTCTAAACGGTC